GAAGAGTTATCAGCAGAATGTATCATTCCGGAATGCTATGCAAGAGCTTGCATGGGTCTGGCAAAATGTTATATGGAAAAGCATAGTAATGCCAATATTATCGAAGAGTGTTATACCTGTGCACGGGAAACAATTGAGGGAATGGATAAGCAGAGCGAAAGATTTCTGATGTTAAATATGGAGCTGCTGCTTATGGAAGCTATTGCCAAAATGGACCTTTACAGGATAGATGAGAACGATGCAAAGGGCAATATAGAAAATAATTATGAGCATGACCATATATTAGAAGCTTTGCCCTTAATAGAAGAGGCAGAGTCAGTCAGGAAGCAGCTTTTAAGCAGAGAAACGTCCGGGCTTTTGGATGAAGAATGGCTGAAAAAGATAAAAGCTACTTTGCTCACTACAAAAGCGGATTATTTTAAAAAGCTATATTTGAAATTAAGCAATGATGAATTGAACCAGAAGACGGGAGGAGTTCAGGATAGAAAACTGCTGAAGCAATACTTTGAAAATGCATTTGAGCTTTTTGCCAAAACTATTAAAATGGATTCCCAAAATACAATGGGAATGAACAGTATAGCAACTTTATTGTGAAAGGCAGTAAATGGAAAGAAACAACACAGAAGTTCATGATGAATTTTCTGCGGTACATATTTTCTATACAAGAGGATCTCCTTAATCGGACATTGGAAAATGGACCGACTGAAGAATTCTCACTGTCTGAACGGGGCCGAGTAAGACCTATTACGAGTATCCGAATTAGGGATCGTATTGTCCGTCACGTTCTATGCGACGATGTATTGTTGCCTGAAGTGAAAAAGCACATTATTTACGATAATGGAGCGTCCATCAAGGGGTCGAGGAATTTCGCACCAAAGAGAGCGTTTCTAGGTGCATCTCCGAAGATATTACAAGTTACATGGCAACGAGGGATGGATTCTTTTCGGGGACTTCTCAAAATTCTACGACAATATTATTCATGAGATTGCAAAGCGGGAATTGTTGAAGCTATTCGACGACGATGCGTTTATCGACTGGCTTCTAACTCTTATATTTGACGGGTTCAAAATAGACGTATCATATATGACGGACGAAGAATACGCCAATTGTATGACTGATACATTCAACAAGCTGGATTATCGTACCGTTCCAAAAGAACTACTTACCGGCGAAAAATGGATGGAGAAGTCGGTAAATATTGGCGACCAGCTATCTCAGGTCATAGGCATTTATTATCCATACCGTATTGACAATTATGTGAAGTATGTGAGGAGTCAAAAATTTTACAGACGCTATATGGACGATTGGTATATTATGAACCCGAGCAAGGAAGAATTGTTGGATTTGCTTGAACATATTCGAGAAATTGCAAATGAACTCGGAATTCACATTAACGAGAAAAAGACTCGGATTGTTAAGATATCCAGCACATACAAATTCCTGCAAGTGAAATACACACTTACCAAAGATGGAAAAATCATTAAACGCATCAATCCGGAAAGAGTTACTGCGATGCGGAGAAAGCTAAAGAAGCTGGCTGTAAAAGTTGTGAACGGTGAAATTCTTTACGATAATATGGAAAATATGTTCCGTGGCTGGATGGGCAGTTTCTATAAGCTTTTGTCAAGGCAACAAAGAAAAAATCTTATGATGCTTTACGAAGACCTATTTAACAAGACGGTCACGGTGGTTGGCAAAAAGTTGGTTATATCTGATAGGTCGCCACAAGAAATTTTACAGGAGGTATGATAATGGAACATTGGTTTCAAATATTACTTACCATTTTTAGCTCAGTTCTTGTGTCTTCTGGGCTGTGGGCCTATATAACCAAACGGCTTGAAAAAAAAGACGTAAAAACAGAAATGATTATAGGGCTGGGGCATGACCGGATTATGTATCTTGGCATGACCTATATCGAACGCGGATATATCACATCCGATGAATACGAAAATTTGTATGAGTATCTCTATAAGCCATATGAAAAGATGGGCGGCAATGGGTCCGCAAAACGTGTGATGAATGAGGTAAATAAGTTGCCTATTCATAAATCTCAATACGAGGAGGAACAAAATCATGACCATGAGTAACAAAACCTATGATGTACTGAAATGGATCGCGCAGTTTCTGCTTCCGGCAGCCGGCACTTTATATTTTGCGCTGGCGGGTATCTAGGGGCTCCCTTATGGGGAACAGGCAGTCGGTATCATTACAGCCATCGACACTTTCATGGCTCAAATCTCTATCACCGATTCAAAGGGAGAACCATATGTACCGGTCGAGGGGGATTCTGTACGGTTTGCTATGAAGTCCACCTACGCCGATAAGGAACCGCTGTTGGTGAAAGATATTCCAATTGACACGCTGAAATTGATTCTCAATCCGGAAGATACCAAGAAGCTCTCATTCGGCACATATGTATATGATATTCAACTGACAAAAGCGACTGGCGAGGTGGATACTTTTATCACCACAGCCAAGATTAAAATAACGGAAGAGGTGTACTGATATGGGCGGTATTCAAGCGTTAAATTCTTTGTCTGGAACCATATCAGGCGAGGACACTTTGAGAGGGAAGCTTTCTGGAGGCGCAAATCTGAAAGGAAGCATTTGTGTTACAAAGGAGTATGATGCCTATACCGGTAAATACGAAGTTATTCCGAAAGCATTCGATTCTCAAGTCCTCGAAACAGCGAACAAAGTTATTAAAGAAAATGTAACAATCGCTGAGGTTCCATATTGGGAAACCAGCAATGAATTTGACGGAACAACTGCCTATATTGCCAAGGAGGTGGAAACGCATGGCAATTAACAAAGTTATTTATGGTGGTAAAACCTTGATCGATCTAACGGGAGATACGGTTACGCCTGATAAGATGCTGTCTGGTTATACCGCTCATGATAAAAGCGGCACTGTTATAGAAGGGACTTGTACCTTTGATGTAGATTCTACGGATGCTACGGTTACAAAAGCGGAAATGTTAGACGGTAAGACAGCCTATGCAAGAGGCAGTAAAGTGGTTGGTACCATGAAAAACAATGGCGCGGTATCTGGAAATATTGCGTCCAGGGATGAAGTTTTTACTGTACCGATTGGCTATCATGACGGCTCTGGCATCGTGGGAATTGATGATACCGAGAAAGCAAAAATCGTCCCTGGTAATATTAAACAGGGAATAAGTATTCTCGGTATTACCGGAACCTGTGAGCCCTCTTCAGAAGTTACGGCTCAGTCAAAAACAATTACACCCTCAGCAACCAAACAAACGGTACTCCCTGACGATGGCGTTGATTATCTTTCACAAGTTGTAGTGAACCCTATCGCCTATGTCGAATCTGCTAATTCGGCTGGAGGAACTACTGTAACGATTGCGGGGTGATTAGATGTCTGTGAACAAAGTCGTTTACAATGAAAAGACTTTGATTGACCTCACAAGCGATACTGTTACGGCTGATACTCTGTTTAAGGGTTGCACAGCACATAGGGCGGATGGTACAATAATCACTGGAACCATGTTTGAAAATTATCCGGACGAACAATGTTTTTATGACACTCTTTGTGACCTTGCTGGAAATACTATCAAAGATAGTTCGGATAACGCAGTAGAGGGTAAAACGGTGTATCGGAAGGTGTAGAAAAGCCGGTTATTTCTTGACTATTTCTACACCTTCCGATTAAACCTTTGAAAATGCTGGATTTTATGTTTCTATAATATCTTTCCATTAATAGATGACAAATTTAAAACATTAAAATTTAAAATAAATATTGATGATACACTATGCTTCAACTATACTTGCTATAAAATGATAGGAAGGGGGAATTGCTTATGTCAGAAAAAATATTTTGCCCATATCGTGTATGCCCATTAGGAGCACATGTAGACCATCAGCATGGTTTGGTAACAGGTTTTGCCATTAATAAGGGAATAACACTTGAATATAAAGAAACATTGGACGGAATGGTAAAAGTCACCAGCAGAAATTATGAAGGTGAAGTGTTATTCTATTTAAACAATCTTCCGGAAAAAAATTATGACTGGGGAGATTTTATAATTGGTGCAGCAAAAATATTATCTGAAAAGTATAATCTGTTAAAAGGATTTGAGGGTGTGGTAGAAGGAACAATGCCAGCCGGCGGGGTATCTTCCTCGGCCGCGGTTATTTTAACTTATTTAAATGTATTATGCAAAGTGAACAATATTCATATGACACAGCAGCAGATAATTCAGTATGCCATTAGAGTAGAACGCGAATTTATCGGGGTTAATGTGGGAAAGCTTGACCAAAGCTGTGAGGTTTATTGCCGTAAGGATAATTTATTATATTTGGATACGCTTGACGATTCGATGGAGCTCATACCACTGAACCCTTCAATGCCACCTTTTAAGATAGCTATATTTTATTCAGGTGTTTCAAGAAAGCTGGCGGGCTCCGCTTATAATTTGAGAGTTGATGAGTGCAGGGCAGCGGCATACGCTCTAAAGGGGCATAGTGGTATGGACTATGGCAAATTTAATGATACACATTTGAGGGAAGTTCCACAGACTGTATATGATGAGTATAAACAGCTTCTGCCGGCTAACTGGAGAAAAAGGGCGCATCATTTTTACCATGAACAACAGAGGGTTAAGAATGGTGTGACAGCGTGGAGAAACGGGGATATAGAAACCTTTGGAAGGATGATTTTTGAGTCAGGAAGAAGTTCAATAGAGCAATATGAGGCCGGATCCGCTCCGTTGAAGGCTCTCTATGATATTATGCTGAGGACAGACGGAATTTATGGCGGGAGGTTTTCAGGTGCCGGATTTAACGGTTGTTGTATGGCAATAATTGATCCTGAGAAAATGGATTATATCAGAGAGTTTGTTACCAGTGAATATGGCAAGGAATTCCCTGAATACATTAAAGCTTTTGAAGTACATTTTTGTGATACGGCGGATGGAGCGCATATATAGTCCAGCGGTAATATGTCAAGTGTAAATTGAAATTATTTTTGAGCCATTTTCATATCATTTGCTGAAAAAAGGGTAACCTTAACAAGCCCTGCACTATCTGCTTTTTGAAGCAGGGCATTCATCAGCAGGAATAGATGGCTATTCCACTGCTCGATATAGGCGATTGTCTTTCAGCAGTCGAAAGACCAGCCGCACAAATTTACGGGCAGTTAATGCGAGTGCACGTTTGTGCTGATGCCTGTTCACTTCCTTGTACTTGGAGTGGTAGAAGTTGCTGTACTCTGTGTCGCATCTCACGAGAGACAAAGCGCCTTCACACAGGTAATACTTTAAAAAGCGGTTGCCGGAGCGGATGAGTTTTGTATTCTCCGCCTCGAAGTCACCGGATTGGTTCTGGGTCCAGGCAAGCCCTGCATACTTGCCAAGCTGCGCCTGGCTCGGGAAACGGTTGATATCCCCGATTTCAGCCATGATACCGGCTGAAATGACCGGCCCAATGCCGGGGACGGATATCAATACATTTGGCAGGAGTTCCATTTGTGCTTCGATAGCTTTATTGAACTTTTTGATCTGAGCATCCAACGCCTTTATCGAGGTTATGGATATAGAAAGCACCTGATTTACGGAGTCATTCACCGTCTTGGGTAAACGGTAGGAGCTCCTGGCGGCTTTCTGGATGGCTTTGGCTACGGCATCGGGATTGGGAAAGCGGTTCTTTCCTTTGTCCATAATGAAGTCCGTAAGTTCCTGTAAGTCTATCGCAGCCAATGCTTCTGCGGATTCAAACTCTTCGTAGACAGCTAAGGCAGTAGCGCTGAAGGTATCGGAAAATACCTTCTCCTGAGTCAACGTAGAATACTTCTTGAACAGGAGATTGATGAAACGCTGTTTTTCCTTTACGAGGTTCTGTACGGCGAAGAAACGCGCCCTTGTGAGGTTCTGAAGGGCTTTATAGCGGTAATCTCCGAGATAGACCTCTTTGTTGATTCTACCGAAGCGCAGGCAGTCAGCAATGACAAAGGAGTCCACATAATCATTCTTAGGCAGGTCATTATAGGCTTCCTTGAAGTTCTTTACCTGCTTTGGATTGAGGACATGGATTTTCCTGTTAAACGGAGCCAGAGAGGCATCTTCCCTCAGGAAATATACGAGATTGTCGCCATAGACAGATGTAGCCTCAAGGCCTATGACAACCGCATCGAGGGAATGGGAAGTGACTGCGGAAAGGATTCGTTTTAACATCTGGGATGAGCCGTCCTGTGAGTTTGCAACAGAGAAGCTGCTATGTTTCCCACCATCAGGGAGCATCAGGTAAACGACATTGGATTTGCTGCTCACATCAATACCGACGTAAAGTGGGTTCATGTTATCACCTTCTTTCTATGTTGGATTTGAGTGTTCAACCGGCTTGGTAAAACCCATGATCATGGAGCATCGGCACCCTCGCATATAAGAATCCAGTCTGAGATGGGCTGATGCGAACCACACTGCTAAATGGCAGTCCATGTACTCAGACAAACAGCCAGCTGGTTTGAAGCTAACATCCGTGTCAGGGGAACAGACTATTTTTGAAGCAACCATTTCTGGTTCAACAGGAGGGAACAGAACTATTACCTGATTGACACTAAGGAACAATTATATCATGGGCTTTACTAAGCCGATTGAACAATTTTTATTCAGTTATCAAGGTACATTTAATGTATCTAAAAGATATTATACGAGATATTATACGAGGAGAAGATTAAGATGAAATGCTTAGTTTTGGCTGCCGGCTATGCTACGAGATTGTATCCGCTGACGGAAAATTTCCCGAAACCTCTTTTGGATATAAATGGAAGGAGTATATTGGACTGGCTTTTGGAAGACATAGATGCCAATGTAGATATTGACAAATATATTATTGTGTCTAATCATAGGTTTATTAAATGCTTTGAGGAATGGGGCAAAAAATGTAGTTTGAAACATCCGGTACAAATAATAGATGATGGTTCTACAGAAAATGACAACAGATTGGGTGCAGTAAAAGATATTATGTTTGCAATAGAAAAGCTGCATATTGATGATGATCTGCTGGTGCTTGCAGGCGATAATGTTTTGGACTTTTCATTGAAAGGATTTGTAGATTTTTTTTATAATAAATCCGGTACATGTGTGATGCGCTATTTTGAGAATGAATTGTCAAAGCTCCGACGGACAGGTGTTGCAATGATTGATGAAAATGCCCGGATTATATCAATGGAGGAAAAACCACAGAACCCAAAATCAAATTGGGCAATTCCTCCATTTTACATTTATAAAAAAGAGGATTTAAAAGCTATTCGTTTGGGAATTGAACAGGGGTGTAATACTGATGCTCCGGGAAGTTTTATCTCATGGCTCTGTGGTCAGTGTGAAGTATATGCCTACGAGATGCCCGGAATGAGATATGATATCGGAAATCTGGAGAGTTATGAGATGGTGAGGAAGGTGTATAAAGGGATTAACTATGGCAATAAACAGAGAGTTTAAAAGGGATATATTCAAATCATACGTGAGCTGTGTGCTTCCGCATTTCTAACATACCTGTTATTATTTTTTAAATAAGGCATTTCTTCAAATGATTCTGAAATGGCATCTATTGGCGCCAGTCCGAATAACCGTTTATTAGATTATCCGTAACAGTTCAGCCTTTTGATATGTAGCTGATGGATGACTGTTGTTCTTGTTCAGACAGTAAGAAAACGCCGGTACTTAGGCAGTGTCCCCTGTTGCCTTATGTGCCGTTGCGTTTTATTTCAAGCGAAAGCGTGTCTGATAAGGAATTACAGCCATACGACAGCGGCACCCTTACATAAGGCTGAGTAGTTACGAGCTGTTACGATTATCTCGAATGGTTATCAAAAAACAGTTGATTTATAACAAATTACATGATAATATAATCTCAAAGCATATTTTCACATCACACGCGGAAAATAATCCGCGGTCAGTTTATATCTGTTATCATTCATT